ACCTCTATAAACCAGCATATCTCCAGGCTTAAGATCTACTTTAATTCCCTTTTTATTTTCTTCTCCAGATGGCTCTAGATATATAGGCCAATCATCACCACCAAGATTCATAGTGGTAGATATTTCACAACTAAACCTGTCTTTATGTCTTTTAAGTTCATCACCTTTTTTATATATCCTTGCATAGGTATACGCTGGATATAGTTTCAAACCTGTTGCTTTTTCCATACTCGGTTGACACTTAAGTAATAAAGTATCCATAACAATACTCCCATAATGAGCGTAAGTATTTGGCACTTGAGCGTTTGAGCCTTTTTCATAAAACCCTATAATATTTTCAAAAGGAGAAAAGTATTTTTCTTTTTGACAAGTATCGTAAACTTGTTTTTGTATACAAAAATAATTTGCAATAAAAGACGCTAGATCTTTTGATATAGCTTGACGAATAACTGTATACTTTTTCTTTTTAAACATCTTTTGCCATTTCTTTCGGCACAGCTTGTATATTCCAATGTATAAATCTAAACGGCTCGTTACCATGATCAACAGCAAACTCATGTTCTAAATATCCTGGAAATATAATTAGTGTGCCTGGCTTAGGTTTTAAATTAAATAAATCATGACCTGGCCACACGCCTTTTAAATCTGCTTTCATTTTTAGTTTTGTACATCTTGCACCAGTCTTTGGTTCGTGAAATATAGGATAAGAAGTTTTCTCACTACATTTTAAAAAATAAAAACCTGATATGTGTTGATTCCAATGTATGTGTGCAGAATGGTGCCCACCACCTTTTTTAGCAAACTCTTGCACCCATATCTCACTAAACATAGTTTGATATTGTGACATGTCATAACCTTGATGATCTAAATACTCCCAAGATTTTTGACCAATATAATTTCTAAAATCTAAAAAATCATTATCATGTGTCAACGGTGTTGAGTGATATGATCTCCCAAAGTCACCATATTTTTTTATGTATTCTTTTTCTCTTTGACGAGCTTCTTTAATATATTTGTTACTTGCTTTGTTTAATGATGTAACAAAATCTGGTTTATCTTCAGACCATATGATTGTTGGAAAATAATTATTTATGAACATTTTTTAATACCTTAAATAAACTAGGACTATTTTTAACAATTTGATTACACGTATTCTTTCTATCATTTAAATTATTAATACATTTCTCAAATTCTTTTTCAATGTTTTTTTCATTATATCTACCATGTAATATTAAACTTTGTATATCAGTTGGACCCCAGTGCATCCCTGCTGCTATGGCTTGTAGACCAGTATAATCATCAAATCTAAAATCATGTGATCTTCTTTGCACTGCATCTTTAAAGCCTTTGTAGTCTGCGCCCTCTAAAGTTATAAGTTTATTTTCCCAGCTTTTATTTAAACAACTTTTCCAATATTCAGTGTCATCTCTATGTGACAATGCATAGTGTAATGCTACAAATTCTGCAAAAACTTTAAACATCTGTTTGCATTGATAGTTAAAATTATCTCTATCCCATTGTGATATTTTTTCTCTTTGTAAATTTCTAACTAATTTAATTAAAAATTCATGAACAGAAAACAAACCATTGCTTTCTAAAGGTTCTATAAACCCAGCGGATAACCCTATAGCAACTACATTTTTTACCCACAACCGATTATGTATTCCAACTCTCATTTTTATTTTTTTAAAATCTAAGTCTTCTTGTCCTAAATGTTTTTTAAATTGTTTTAGTGCTGTTTCATCATCTACAAATTTACTTGAGTATACATATCCCGTGCCAATTCTTGACCATAAAGGTATATTCCATACCCAACCATTTTCTATCGCAGTGCAGTTTGTATATGGAACTAATTCTTTTTCTTTATCTTTGTACTGTATTCTAGTTGCCCATGCTGAATCGTTAGGTAACATATCAGAGTAAGATTCAAATGGTTCTTTTAAATTATCTCCTAAAAGCAAAGATTTAAATCCTGTACAATCTATATAAAGATCTGCACTGTATTTATTATTTAAAGACTTAATTCCATTTTCATCTTGTTCAACAGAAACAACATCATCAAGTATATGTTTTATTTTTTTACAATAATTATTTTTTAACCAAAGGCCAAACTTAGTTGCATCAAAATGATATGCTCTAACTACTTGATCTATATCAAATTTGTTTTGATTGACATAAGCCATCTGTAAAGGATATGTGCAATCAGCATAATCAGAATAAGGTGTTTCTGGATTTACTATTTTTTTAAACCACCAATCATTTGTCCCAGCTCTAGATTGTGCCACAGCAGGTGATCCAAAAGGATAATGAAAAAACTCTCCTTTTTTATAAAAGTCCGTAAATTTTATACTTAATTTATAACTACCATCTACATGTTTTATAAAATTTTTATCTTCAATTTTAAGTAATCTCATCCAGTCAGTAATTTGTCCAAGAGTGCTTTCTCCAACACCAACTGTTGAAATATTTTTTGACTCTAATAACGATATTTCATAATTTGGAAATTGTGATTCTAATGTTGCTGCAGTCATCCACCCTGCACTGCCACCACCTACTATTAAAACTTTCATCTAAAAGGCCTACCCAAATGCCATACAACAAGACTATATCTTGTACCCGACTTTACTGGTTTAACTCTATGCCAAACAAAACTAGGAAATACAATAATAGATCCTTTAGGTAAAATTTCTTTACATTGCACTTTATGTTTTGATTCGTCTCTCATGTGTGGATCGTAGTTTCTAAAATCAAACTCTAATTCACCACCTGTGTATTCTGAACCATCCGTCAATTGACAAGTCATAGATAGTTTTCTAATTCTCCCATGTTCTGGTGTATTTGGTTTATCATAAGGTTTATCCCAACTATCACAATGCCAATCATAATATTGGTTTAATTTATATTTTGTAAATTGACAAGATTCACTTCTCTCCCAATCAAAATTCCAACCAGCTAATCTATTTGCATCGTGCACATAAGGATGTAGTTCTTTGTATATCCAGGTATCATTCAACCACACTAAATCAGACTTTCTTTTTTTCTGTATATTTTTAACATCTTCTTTTGATAATTCTTTTTTATCATAGTCACCTGTTCTAGCTAATACTTCTTTTTGTTGTAATGCATATTCTATTACATCATCACAAAATCTAGGTGTAAGTGCAGATTTAAAATACCAATAGTGATTAGATATATTCATAAGTTGTAGTTAATACAGTGTTTAAACTATTTTTTTGATTATTAGTTAAGTAATACATATTAGTAGATGGAAACATGATAAACATATTATTTTCTAATGGTATATCCCAGCTTCTTCCTTTACGTCTATTATGTTCATAGTGTATTCTAACCATACAATTTTCAACACGCACACCATATAAAAAAGTATAATCAGGAGAATTCCTTAAATCTAAAGGATCTATATTTAATAATGGTGTTGTAGTTTCTTGAGGCTTATAAATATTTCCCCAAGTATTTTTATTAATTAAAGTAAAACCATATTCTAAATTTATATGGTCTCTCATATAAGTATTCAACATATCAAACGTTCGTGAGAACGGAAAATTTTTATTGTTAATTACTGATTGTAAAATGTCGCCTGATAATTTATCTCGATCAATGTCCCAATCTTTAGGCATTGACACATCGCCATAATATAAAGCTTGTTCTGTTAATACTTTCTTTTGCATACCACCACCAAATATATATTAGACCATATCGTCTGTCAAATCCCACGCTTGGGTATCTTCATTCCAAACATAATGCCATCTATTAGTGTATGCTTGATTTTGTGATTGTTGCTCTTCTGTCAGTTCCGGGGCAGGGCCTATTGGCGACTCCCAGGTTGCTGTTGTGTAATTTTTTACCCAATTAGAAAAAGGTTTTTTAGGCCAGAAAATTTGATCATCCTCATCCCAAAGGTATCCTATACCTGCATAGTTTCCTCTAAATGCTTTTGAGTTATCGCCAGATTTATGTGTATTATTTACAGTGTTATAAGAAGTTTGAATCCACATTTGTGCTGGCCAGTTATTGTGTCTTTCAAGCCATTGCTGACCTAATGCTTCAATTTCTTTACCATCACTATCTTTCATTTCTTCGTTATCCATAGTTAACACTTGAATAACTTTACTGTTAGCTCCTAGTTTTGCAAAATGTGCCATAATGTTTCTCCTTATATATTAATTTTAATTACCATTCAACTATTGAAATTTATACCTTATCATCACTATTCCACTGCCTCCAGCCATATCATTATTACTATATGCTTTTCCTCCACCACCTCCCGTGTTGGTTCCACCTTCACCATTTGCACTTGGCATTGGTGCCGTATTACCATCTCCACCACCACCTGCTCCACCTACGCCACCCTCCACAAAAGATGCACCAACTTGAGAAAATCCAGCTCCACCACCTGCAAAATATCTTGTATTAGAAACCGGACCTGGTTCACCATAGCTTGGTGCTGTAGGACCCACAAAAGCATCAGCAATAAAAGATCCTATTCCTCCATCAGCATTTGGACTTGAAGCTCCTGGTCCTGGACTAACTGTAATGTTATTAGATGCACCACCTGCACCACCGCCACCGTTAAATGCAATATCAGCTCCGCCTGGACCTGCCAAACCTGTAATTGAACCTGCTGGATTTCCTTGTGGTGGACTCACTGGAGGAGTATTGCCTGCTCCTGCAGCAACAGTATTAGGTGCATAAGCTTGTCCACTTGCACCAGATCCTCCACTTGCACCAGATCCTCCTCCACCACCTGCAGAACTTATTGTTGAAAAACTTGAGACTGATCCTGGATTTCCTCCTTGAGCTCCACCTGCACCAACCACAATTGGAAAAGCTGATACTGTAGCTGTGATTCCTGTAGGATTAGCCAATGGTGACGTAGTTGGACTTGGTAAACCATGCACGTTAGACATTCTAAAACCACCGGCTCCGTTTGCTCCACCTCCACCTGCTACTACTAAATAATCTACGTTATTAGGATTAGAAGGTGTGCCTCCACCTAAAGATGATACACAGAAAGTTCCTGGACCTGTAAATATATGTGTTTTAAAATTACCGCAAGTTACAACCGCATTACCTCCAGTTGCTGTTAAGAAATTTGCACCTTGGTCTGCAAAAACATTATCTTGAATTGATCTCCAACCAATAGTTCCATCAATATAAACTAAAGTTAAACCCTCTCCTTCAGTGTTTAAAACGACATCACCTTCTCCACCATTTATTTTTTCTGAACCGTTTGGTGAAATTGTTAAAGCATTTGTATCAAAAGTATTTCTGTAATCTTGAAAAGATATAATCGCACCAGCAGAACCAGCAGGTAGGGTAGCTGTAATTGCTCCACTATTTGTATCTACAAAAAAACCTTGTGTGTTTACCGCTGTAAAGTCTGATGTTTTAATTGAGCCTGTTTGCCAGTCTACTGTTCCAGTACGACCAAATCCTGTCTGCGTTCCATTGTTCGTAATTGTTACACCACTAGGAATTGTAATAGTGTCTCCACTATCTCCTAATGTGACTGTTCCACAATTTGTTCTTGGACTAATTTTATTTACTTTTACTTCACTCATAATTTACCTAACTTTGAAATTTATACCTTATCACAACTATTCCTGATCCTCCAGCGCCACCATTAAAAGGAGCACCTGTAGAACTTAAACCAGAATCTCCACCACCAGCGCCTCTATTTGCTGTTCCTGCAACACCTTGACCTCCTGTTGGTCCTCCTGTAGGTCCTGGAACTGCTCCAGCACCGCCGCCGCCTGGTCCTCCTGATCTAGGACCTGCGTCTCCTGATCCACCGCCACCACCAGCATAGGTTACGGGACTTCCTGTAATTGATGTAGCCATTCCACATCCACCGTTTCCTCCTCTACCTGGAGGTGAACCACAAGCAGCTTGTCCTACAGCGCCTGCTCCACCACCACCGCCTGAACCAGCGTTTACATTAAAGTTTCCTGCTCCACCATTATTTCCTTGAGGTGGACTAACGGGAGGCGTATTACCAGATCCTCCTGATTTGTTGTTATGACT